CCCATATTATATGTTTGGGTCCACCCCAAAGATATTTTTTTTAAAAAGGGAAAAATGCAAACAGATAGATTACCTCAGACCATGCAAAAATGGCAACGTCGACTCGGTCTGTCGGATTGGGAAATTGAAGTAGCGTACTTGTCATGTATTGATATTAATCAGGCCCAGGGCCGCGTAACCACAAATTCAAATGCCCAAACGGCGCAGATCCGGCTAATGTCTCCCGATGATCGACAGAAAAATGACCCAAATGATAGGGACATTGAGCTTGATCTTGTGCATGAGCTTATACATGTCAGGCTGTGGGCCGTTGCTCCCACCGGCGCGGAACGTTCTGAGTTAGAGGCGAAGTGCCTTGAGCAAGCGATTGACTGGATGGCCAGGGCTATGTTAAGCGCGGAGCGGGCAAATCTTCCCAAAAAATAGCGAAAAAACAAAAAAGAGAGGGAAGGAACAATGAGAAATTTAGTCAAGAGAGCAATCGAGGCGCTGGAGAATGCTTACGAGAGACGCGACAGCCCCGGAAATATCCGTGTTTTGGCCGGTGCGCTTCGGGATGTCTTGATATCGGAGGAGCTTTTAAAGAAGTCGGGGGATAACAACAGCCCTGGTATCGACGATATCTCAGGTGGGGCGGTCAGCTCTTTCCTGAAAGGATTCTCCGAAGCCAAAAAGCAAGCCGAAGTGGCCCACGAAGAGACAGAATCAATCCCCGACTACGCCCTAATGTCGAAAGTCAATGCCATATGCTCAGGCCGCGTTGGGGAGTCCACAAAAGGGGCGGAGGCTGTGACGGGGGAAAAGTATATTACTTTTAATTTAGACGCCAAGGGTTTTGAGGGGGACGGTGCGTCATTGTTTATAGCGATGTCGATCTCGTTTATTTCAAGCATACGGGCCGATTTGAGAAAAGCAAAAAGTCATAATTGCGATTTCGCTCCTATATTGTATTGGAGAAAGCCCCCGGAATGGAAATATCAAATTTCAAAAAAAGAGTTCCCTGGTGAAAGATTCAAAAAGCTTATTTCCCTGAGAGCAAGGCTGTTAATTTCCACAAAGGAGATATAGCCGCCAATGCCAGAACAGCCATACCAAAAAAATAAGATTTACAATGACGAGGTTACGAAACTCTTGGGGGAGTTGGCTAATCTCAAGGCTGTGAATAAGGGTATTGAAAAAGAGAATAAAATTTATTTCTTCAAACCCGAAGGTCCAAAGGGAACCCTCCGACAAAACCCATTACAGAGAGAGCTTATTGACGCATGGGGGATCCCCGAATATAAAATCTTCGTTTATTCTGGTAGTAACAGGATCGGCAAAACGACAACGTTGGCCATTATTTCTTTTTCAACAATGTTCGGATTCTGGCCTTGGAGCAATAAGAGATTAAGGTTTTACCATGACGAGCCGCGCCGGGTCAGGATTATTGGGCAGGATTGGGAGAGCCAAATTAAAAAGATTTTAATCCCCACCCTAAAAGAGTGGTGGCCGGCAGATCGGAAGTTAAAGATTAAAAAACATTCAGGAACCGGGGCCGAGTCTTTCTGGACCGATGTAAAGACCGGTTCAACCCTTGAGATTTTATCCAATTTTCAGGACCCCATGACACACGCAGGGGCCAACCTTGACCTCGTTGGGTATGACGAACCCCCCAATAAGGCTATACGAAATGAGAATGTCACGAGGCTTATTGACAGGCGGGGGCGTGAATTGTTTTCAGCCACACTGTTAGGAGAGCCGTGGGTTCATACGGACATTGTTCAGGCTCGGGATAAACGGGGCATGCCAGCGCGAAATGTCTTTGCAGTTGATGGTGATATGTGGATTAATGAGGGGTACGGGCTTACCAAGGAGGGAATTGACGAATATATCGAAAAGATTAAAATGACGGATAAAGACGGGTCTATCATGAAAGCCCGGGTACATGGGAAGCCAGCGTATCTATCCGGGTTGATCTGCCAGAATTTCAAGCGGCCCCGGCACATAAAGGATAGATTTGATGTCCCGCTTGATTGGATAATTGATGTCGGCATTGATATCCATCCTCGAAAAGAACAGGCCATTCTTTTTATTGCCACAGACCCTAAACAGCAAAAGTGGTTGGTCAATGAAATTTGGAGGCATGGGGACGGGACGGAAGTGGGTGAGTGGATAGTGAGGATGGTGACGCGGAATAATTTTCGCGTGGGCCGCGTGATTATTGATCCGCTTGCCAAGGGCGACCAGAACAATCCAAACACCACCTATGACAAGGTGGAGGCCGTGTTATACCGCAACGAGATGTGTCTTGAAACTGCCACAAAGGATAAAGAGAGTGGTATCATTCAAATCAATGGGCATCTCATGGGGCCAAACGGGGAAGCCTCATTGTTTGTGTTCAGGGATATGGTCAGAACTATTTATGAGTTTGAATCATGGATGTATGATAAAGAAACGCAGAAGGCGCAGAAAAAAGACGATGATATGATGGAAAATTTATATCGTCTGTTATTGTTGGACACGGTGTATTATCCACCTGATGAGGACGATGAGGACGACTACGCGCCGCCCCATAGTCAGGCCAGTTCTGTTACGGGGTATTAATTTTAGGGTAACGTTTCTGTGCGTGTGTATTTAAAAAAGGGGGGGTATGATGGGGGGGGGGGTTGGGGCGGGATAACAAGAAAGATAAGAAATTCCTATGATGATTGGTTGACAAAACATACGATCATGTCCTGTGTTGACCTTTTGATTCCAACGTTAAAGAGACATGCAGACGAAAATGGGTATATTGTTTTTAATAATTATTCCGGGATTTATGCCGTTCGCAAAGATTCGGTGGTGTCTATAAGCGAGGATTCTATAACGGCCTATTGTGATGGAACTAAAGATTTTGAAGGTTTGGATAAATTTACCATGAGAGCGGTTCAAGGAAGATATAAAAGAATTGTAACTAATGCAAAAAAGGGGGACAAGATGGTACTTTCAATGGATAACAAGGTTAAATTATTGGAAATCGCAATAAATAAATTCGGGAGAGGGTTTTCCCGGGAATATAAAGAAATGTTGATTGCTTTGCAATGTGATATCGATAAACGAAAAAGTGAAGAAAAGTGACAAAAATGTAACTTTGTTATTGACAAGTGGTTTTACATAATATAAAGGCTATATAGAATCAACAATCAATCTTTGTGGGTAGCTCCTATAAAGTTTCGTAAGGGCAATACGGCGCGTCGTTCGTATTGCCCTTTTTTTATGGGGAAAAATGCAAAAAGCGGTTAACTTAGTTTCGACTCTTCCCGAGGAAAAACAAAAAGAGATTTCCGAGCAGGTCATTGCGGACTATGGCGTTGATTTGAATTCCCGGAAAGAGTGGGAAGACAAAAGAAACAAGTGGTACAAGCTGTGGGTCGGGGAGAGAGACAAGAAAACTTGGCCCAATGGCACAAATCGATCAAATGTAAACGTCCCAATGTTGGCAATCGCCAGTACTCAGTTCCATTCACGAGCATATCAGTCTATCTTTTCCGCTCCCGACCTCGTAAAGGCTATTCCTTTTGGATCAGAGGACGAGCGGGCCGCCAAAAACATCGAAAAGTTCATGAATTGGCAACTCCGATTTGAAATGCGAGAGTACGAAGACGTTTTTGACCGAATGCTCCAGCTTTTGCCTATTAATGGCATTGCTTTTAAGAAGATATCCTATGACGGGGAGCGCGATTGCCCCAAAACAGCGTTTATTAACCCCCTCGACCTGGTTTTGCCTTACAGGACGCGGACCCTTGAAGACGCCTTGCTCCATACTCGGGTGGTTCACCGGTTATGGCTTCACTATTCGGAGCTTGAAGACCGAAGCGCCGCCGGAATGTATGAAAATTTTGATCAAATCGAACAGCAGGGCGCAACCAAAAAAGATGAATCCTTGGCCGAGACGGGCGATAAGGTAACGGGGGAGTCGGCCGCGTCAGATACGCAGAATCCGCACTTGATCCTTGAATGCCACAAGCGGATTGATATTGGTGATGGGAAGAAAGCCTATACCATCACGGTTGATTATGATTCGGGCGCCATTTTGCGGATTGCTTCACGTGAGTTCAATAATGGCAAATATACGCTCAACCATTTTGTCGATTATCACTTTATCCCAAACCCGGAAGGATTTTATAGCTTCGGATTCGGTCATTTTCTGGAACAGCTTAACGAGATGGCCAACACCAGTTTTAACCAGATTTTCGATTCTGGATCGCTCACAAATAGGCCTTTTATGTTTTATGAGCGCAAGGCCGGGATTAAATCAAAGAAAATTCAGCTTTCCCCAGGTGGGGCCTATGAGGTCCAGAACACTCAAGGGGTAATGTTCCCCACGATGCAACGTGTGGATCAGACATTGTTCATGGTCCTGAATTATATCACGGATTATTCCCAGCAATTCACTTCTACGTCGGACTATATCATGGGGCGTGAGAACCGGGGGACAAAAACCCCGACAAAGGGCGGGACCGAGGCCATCATTGAGCAGGGCCTTGTGACGTTTTCCGTGATGACCAAGCGGATTTATCGTTCGTTGAAAAAAGAGCTTGAAATAATCGCGGCCATGAACCGGCTTTTCTTGCCGGACAAGAAAGAGTACCGAATTGTTTCAGATGTCAATAAGATCGCTTTTCCGGATGTAAAACGGGATCAGTTTGAATCTGTTTACGATGTCACCACCACAGCGGACCCGTCTTTTTCCTCCATGTATGTCCGTCGGCAAGAGGCTATGGAGGTTTACCAGGTCATGATGCAAAACCCGCTGGTTGTGGGGAACCCCGAAGCCGGGATTAAGCCGAATATCCCGGCAATGACAGCCTTGGCGGCGAGTTTGTTGGAAACATACAAGGTCCGAAATAAGCATGAGATTTTACCGGAGGCCCCGGAACCGTCTATTCCGCCCGGAATGGAAAACGCGATGTTTTTGCAAGGCGATTATGTGGACCCGAAGAATGGGGAGAATCACGCGGAGCATATAGCGGTTCATGAAGAGTTTAAGACGGCTGAATTTTATGGGGAAATGTCTAAAAAAGACAAAGAACTATTGGAACAACATATAAAGAAAACCCGAGAGGTCGCGTATATCGACGAGCAAGCGCAACAGATGGCCGCGCCACAGCTACAGGCCCCAGGCCCCGAGATGATGGAACAGGGTATGTCGCAAGGGGTCATGGCGCCAGAGGGGACCGCTTAATGACAAAAGAAGAAATCCGTGAATGGGAAGAAAGCTCTATTACGTTGGCATTTTTTGACCAAGTGAAATTGCATCGAGACGATGCGGATGCACAGGTCCACAATTGCCTTGAATCGCAATCCGGCGTGACAGACGCCGCAATATTTAACGCCGCGATGGTAAAACTTGAAGAAGTTTTAGACATACCGCGACGCATGAAGGAGGAACTGGATGGGTAAAGAATTTAGAATTCAGCCACGGGGCGACCGGGCAATTATTGAGAAGACAACGAGTGACAAGGTGGGCCGGATTATCTTGCCAAACGCGGCGAAAAAAACGAGCTTGCGCGGAACCGTTGTTGCTGTGGGAGAGACGGTCCTTGACTATAAACCCGGAGACGATGTTTTGTTCGGGACGTTCAGCCCTGTTACTTTGGACGTGAGCCAGCATGACGACTTGAGGGAATACGAAAATCTTTTCATTTTAAACTGCGGGGATATTATCGCCCTGATACGCAACTCATAAAGGTTGTGCAACCGCCAACAGGCGCGGAGGAAATATGGAAGTCCAGAATATAGAAGAATCACAGAACATAGGGGAGTCGGCCCCCAGCGAACAACCAGGAGCCGAAGCCCCAGCCAAGGTGGTGAAGGAAGCCCCCAGCCAGCATGAACCGCCCGAGGAATCGCCGCGCTGGAACCAGGTGTATGGGAAAATGAAGCACCTGGAGCGACAGGCGGATGTCCACAACAAGCAAATTTCAGAGCGGGACCAGATTATCGAGGAAATGAGAGCCCACCAAGCCGCCTTAAATGAGTCGGTGCAGGGTTTGACAAAGAAGACTCTTGAAAATTCCCGTCCTGACCCGCTTGAAGATCCTGACGCTTATGACGCATGGATGGTGGACAAAGTAAAGGCGGACATGAATTTCCAAACTGCCCCGGCTGTGGAGCCTTTAACCTCTAAAACCCCGGCGTCGAGTGGGAAACCGGCCATTGATGGTCGACTGCAAATAATGGAACAGGCTGTGATGGATGCCTTCCCCGATTATCTGGATGTGGTTGATGTGGTAAAAAAAGATATGGATCAGAACCCCGTTTTACAGCAGAGTATCATGAGAGCCAAGAACCCGTTTGTTGAGGCGTATAAATACGGGACGGAGGCAAGCCAGAAACGAGAGGCCGCAAGAAAAGCGCAGATTCAACAAGCGCAAGTGGCGGCCCCAAGTGGCGGTCCGGTGACTCAAACGGTTGAGCTGACGGATGTCCAGAAAAAAACGGCGGATCAGTTTGGGATGTCACACAAAGATTATGCCGCACAGGTGGCGTTAATTGAAGCGCGAAGGAGGGCATAATGTCTGAGAAAAAAGCAAAGAAAGCGGGACTGGGCCGCACAAGCCCATTGGCCGATGTGAATTGGGAGAAGGTTTACGCTTTGAGGCCGGGGAAAACATGGCCCGAGATTGCCACAAGCTTGGGCGTGGCGCTAAGCACACTGAATAAACACCGGTGGAAGTATGACCGGAAGATGAAAGCAGAGCAGAAAGCCAAACAGGAAGAGTTTTTGAATCAAGGGGCGGATGAAGCCTCTGTTACCGAGACAACCACAGCGGAACCGGCGCAAGCACGAGAGCCGGACCCTGTTAACGATATCGCTGTTGAGGTTGGAATCAGCCCGGAAGAACCGGCTGAGGACCGGCCCATACAACAGCGCGAAGCAACAAAGCCCTGGAATGCGGAGGATAACCCGTGGTCGCTTGACCTGCTTAGGTTGCAGAATTATCGGCCCGGGTTTAGATGCCGGTTCACCACTGCGGAAAAGCTTGAGACAAAGCTTATGCAGGGGTGGACGGTCGCCGACAAGAGGCACTATGGCGGCCTGTTTAAGACCAATATTCCAGGAGAATCGGGCGAGATGGATACCCGCGTGAGAAGAAGGGAACTGATTTTGATCGAAACGCCAGACGAAATGGCGCAAGCCCGGCGAAAGTTTTTTGAACACAAAACGGATAGCCGCTCAAAAAGTGCAATGGAATTACTGGCGGGAAAAAATGCCGCGTTGAAGGCGCAGGGTATTGACCCGCAGTTGGAAGTGAAAATCACGAATAGATAGGAGAAAGACAAATGACAGCATCTTCGGCAAATTTTGCGGATTTAATAAATCCGATTTTCAACAAAATTTTCATCGATGCTTTGGCCTTTGGGGAAAAACCTCCGATCATGGAGTCGGTCTTCAACGTACAGAACATGGGAAAGCGAGCCTATGTGGATGACAGCTACGTGACGGGCATGGGGTTGATTCCCGAAAAGGACAAAGGATCGGCAGTCAGCTACGACGATATTTACCAGGGGCTCGACAAGAGGTACACCGCAAAGACCATGAGCATGGGCTACCGAGTGGAAAAAGAACTCTACGAGGATGAGCTTTACGGGATCATTCAACAGATGCCCGCCGCGCTGGGAAGGTCTTGGAGGGCCACGGTTGAGACGGATGGGGCGAATGTCCTGAATCGGGCCGAAACGTCCGGTTACACGGGCTCCGACGGTAAAACCCTGCTGGCCACAGACCACACGCTTATGACTGGTGGGACACAGAAAAACCGGCTTACCACTGCGGCGGATTTGTCGGCCACCAGTTGGGAACAGGCCCTGATTGACCTGAAAGACACCACGGATGATCGCGGTATTCTGTTGGACCTGAAACCGGCGGCCCTGGTTTATCCCAACGAACTGGATTTCACGCGGAAAAAGCTGTTTGGGTCAAGCCTTGATCCCGATTCGGGGAACAACGCCATCAATCCCGTGTCCGACAGTAAAATCAAGTTCGTCGAGTGGTCCTACCTCACAGACCCTGACGCCTGGTTTATCCTTTGCGAAGGCCATATGGTGAAATGGTACTGGAGAATCAAGCCCGAGCATTACCAGGGTAATGACTTTGACACGGACGATGCAAAGTTCAAGGTGCGCGGTCGGTATGCCTATGGCTGGACGGTGCCTTGGGGTTTCTTCGGATCGATGGGCGGATAAGGAAAGGAGAAAAATATCATGGCAAATGCAGACAGACCTTTTGGGTTTCGGTTCCACTCGACCCGACATGGAGGGCCGCCCCAACTGACCGAATATAAAAGCACAGCGGCGGCCATCTATCCCGGCGACGTGGTAAAAAAAGACGGTTCCGGGCGAATACTGGCGGTCACGGCGGCCGCTGATAACCCCATGGGCGTTGCCGCGAGTTACGGCGATGCCACGGCCGGGAATGTGATTCAGGTTTATGATGATCTCCTGAATACTTTTTTTGAGGTCCAGGTGGATGATGCGACCTTGACCGACGACACGGTAATTGGGAATTTTTATGACCAGACCGTGACGACCGGGGACACTACCACCTTGCAGTCGAAACAAGAGCTTGACGGAGACGCAAGCGCACAGGACACTTTGACCATTCGGGGACTGGTAAACAGGCCCGACAACGCATGGGGAGCCTGGGCGAAAGTAATTGTTCAAATCCGCGTTGATTCTCAGGCGCCGGTAATCGCCTCAACATAGTAAAACTTTGACAGCCGGTGATGGGGCTATGCCCCTGATCCGGGCTTGGGGTTGATATGCCAAAAGAAAAAAAGAAAACTGAACCAAGAATTCACGCAATCAATTTGAAAAGTTGCCAATGGAGATACAGTAACGGCTCCATCTGTAGGGTTGAAAGCCCCCTTGATTTCGTTCATGTGTATAAGGACAAAAAACGGCAGGAAGTAACGGCGGATGTCCGGGCCGGTGGTTTTGAAGTCTATGTGGATGTCTTGCCTGACCAGATTGACGATTACGTGATTAGGGGATTTTCCATTAAATAAAAAATGGGTAAGCGGGGGTTGAAATCCCCTGGGCGGCCCTAATGGGGCGTTCCTGACAAGGAGTACATGATGGGTTTAACACAATATCCGAATGGAGTAGCCAGTTATGGCATTCCAGTTTTAGGCGGCGGGAGCATTCCGTCCACGACCGGGACGGTCTTTTTTGTGTCTTCCGGGGTTGGGAGTGATGGCAATTCAGGGAAGGCCCCTGACAAGGCTTTTGCCACTCTTGACTTCGCCATTGGGAAATGCACGGCCAGCAAGGGCGACGTGATCTTGCTTATGCCGGGACACGCCGAGACGTTGACCGCTCAGATCAATGCGGATGTCGCGGGGATTTCAATTATTGGCCTTGGCACACAGAATCTTCGACCGGCTTTGACCGGGAACGGGACCATCGACGTGATTGATGTGTCGGCGGCCAATATTTTGATTGAGAATGTGGAATTCCCGGTTCCCGGAACGGACGCGCAGACTGCGGATATCAATATTGACGCGGCCGGTTGTACCGTAAGGAACACGCTCCACCATGGGTCCACAACCTCAAAGAACAAGGTCGATATCATAACCCTCACGGCCAATGCCGATGACGCCCTGATTGACGGCGCCAGAATTTACAACGTGACCGTTGAGGTCGTGGGCGGGATCGTGCTTGAGGGCGCGTGTAGCCGGGTTGAGATTCGGAATTGCATGGTTCAGGATGCCATAGGGTTCACTGACGGCTGTATCTCTGATGAGGCCATAGCGTTGCAAGCGTATATTCATCACAACGTTTTCTCAAATGCCAAAGCCGATACCGTGGTAATGAATTTTGTCACAAATTCCACCGGAGTTTGTTCTTTCAACCATGTTAATGGCCGGCACACAACGATTGCCAGTAATGTGGTGCCGGGAACCGGAATGGCGTTCTTCGAGAACCGAGTGGTTGAAGAGGCGGCTAAAAATGGCGCGGTAATACCGGCGGTTGACACCGACTAAGGAATGACGCAATGAGACCAAAAAGAATCACATTAACGCCACAGACTGACGATAATGGAATATCCGTGTCTCAAACTCCAGCCGGGGCCGGAAACCTGTCAATCACAGGGGTTCTGGCTTCGGGAGGGGTTGCAACCTTAAACCACGGGCATTTGCTCACGGTAACTTGCGCCGGGAATGACGCGGGAAGAACATTCACCGTAACCGGCACAGATTATCGTGGCGCGGCTATATCGGAGGCCATATCTGGCGCGGACATTGCGGCCACAGTTGGAGCGTTGTATTTTAAAACCGTGACTCAAATTGCGGTGGATGCGGCCACAGCCGGGGCGATCATCGTGGGCGTTGACGGAAAATCCGTGTCGAACTGGTATCTCCTTGATCGAAACGTGAAACCCTTTAATGTGGGCTTTGGGTGCGACGTGACTGGGACGCTGACCTATAGCGTTCAGCATACCTTTGAGGACTTGCAAGTGGCGGACATTTCTGCGGTCAATGTGTTCACACACGGGGATGTGGCCGCCGAAACCACGGATCAGGATGGCAATTACGCTTATCCTTGCACGGCCATGCGGGTGATAATCACTGCATTTACAAGCGGGACGTTGACGCTTAGGGCGATACAGGCGGGATAATGCCATATTCAGGCGGGTACATACCGGGGGACCGTAAGTATTTATGCGATATTTGCGGTTTCCCTTACCGTTTTTCAGAAATGAGACGGGGCTATTCCAAGGATCAAAGCGGGTATGCGGTATGCCCAGATTGTTTCGATGAGGAACCATATAAAGATTTTAAGGTTCGGCCTCGGAGTGAACCAATGAAACAGGTGAAATAATGGGAATATCAGATCAAAGCCAAGATGCGTTACATAAAAACCAGGCTGGTGAAATTGCGGCTCTGACTGAAAAGGGTACGCCGGTATCAGGGGATTGGGTTTTTATAAACGATTCCGAAAATTCTAACGCTCCCCGAAAAGCGGCTTTCCCAACTGGCGGTGGTTCCGGGACCGTGGACACGTCTGGAACGCCTGTGGCGAATGACATTGCGCGTTTTACGGACGCTGATACTATCGAGGGTCGTAGTTATGCCGAGTTTCGGAGCGATATAAACGTTGAGGACGGGGCGGACGTGACGGACGCCGCAAACGTAAATTCCGCCGGCGCGGTCATGGAATCAGACGTTGACGCCAAGGGCGATATATTTGTGGGCACGGCGGATAACACAGTAACCCGTCTGGCGGTCGGGCTAAACACCTACGTTTTTACAGCCGATTCAACGGAAGCGTCTGGCACAAAATGGGCGGCGGCGGACGGCGGGGCAATCGCGCCTACGAGCGTTTCGGCAAGCGGGAATGTGTTGTTGGCATACGCGAACGGAATTGTTAAATGCGTAACCAACGCCTTTGATTTGACCATTCAAGCATATGCGACCGTGGCGATCCCCGTCGGATCGGTCGTGAAGTTCTACAAAACAACAGCCAACGCCGTCGGGATCGCAAAGGGGGCGGGTGTGACCTTTAGTGGTCCACTTGGGGATGCGGCTGTCGACATTGATGGCACATACGCCTGGGTATCGGCTTACCATGAATCAACAAACGTCTGGATACTCACGGGCGCGGTCAAGGCGGCGGCATAAAAATGTTTAAGACATCCAACATAGAAGTGGTTGACAGTCCACACCCCATGACGGTGGGGGGAACAAAGCCGATATGGTGGGCTGACGCTTCGGATGATACATCTTATACCATTACAGGGTCTGGTGTGAGCGAGGCGAGGTGCAAGGCCGGGTCCGGTATTGTCTTTAGCCAAGGCACAGACGCGAACAGGCCGACAAACGGGGACACAATTAACGGCCGGAAAGTCTGGACGTTAGATGGGACAAGTCAATTTTTGGCGACCGCCGCGAATGTCCCGGCACTGAGCCCCGAGAACTTTACTTTTTTCGCGGTTTTTCAGGTCAGCGGCGCCGTCAGTTATAAATATCTTTTTTCAACCCCGGATATCCGGTACCCCTGGACAGCAACAAGCGGTTGGAATCTTTACACGGATGCTGGGGCGCATTCATGGGCGGTCCAGATGGGTGGCGGAGCGATCACCTATCTAACGGGCGCCGCGTTTTCGGTTGACACGACGGTTATTCTAACCATCCGCCATGACGACACCGACAAGGGGTGGCTGTATAAGGACGGGACGCAATCGGACTATGATGCGTCCGTCCCCCTCGATACGAACAACACAACGGGCAGGGTGGCCGCGATAGGGTGCCAGGCGGACGGTGGAGGCTCTTTTTTTAACGGAAAAATGTGTGAAATAGGGATGCTCTCCGCTCTCCAGAATTATCAGCACACAAACTTAGTACGCTATTGCGCGAACAAGTGGGGGGCAACGGTATGAGGAAAGAATTTTACGGGCTTTTGACCCTGGCGCAGTTTTTGGCCTGGCAAGGCGATGACCTCAACCCGGCGCCGGGCACTGTGAATGCCCTTCTTTATCCAGGAGGCACACCGGGCCGCTTTACCAGAATGACCTTCCCCTCGCGCCACAGGGCGTCCTGCGTCCTTGAAAAAAACAGAACAGGAATGATTACGAAAATATCCGGGCCGCAAGAGGTTTGTTTTGTGGTCCCTCACTATTGCCCGGCCTCCAAACGGACCGAGCTTTTAACCTTGATGAACAAAAAACGATTCTACCGGCGTGACGAATGCCGGGAAATGGGATTTTTTACAGAACGGGGGATTGAATAATGGCTGCAATATTAGACAGCGCGAACAATAGAACCCTCTACATTGACACCGAGGTCGCGCCTTTGACTTCGGCATATGGGAAAATGAGAGCGGACTTTATCATGGGCACACCCGGAAGCGCAGATAAAGTCTTCATGACTTTTGATGTTTTCCGGTCTGAGGCGGACAGGACAGCGAATAAAAACCCGAGCAAGTCTTTTGACCGGTCGGTTAAGAGCACAGACGGGACGTGGGCGGCGCATTTCGGGGCGAACCTCACCCAGACCAATGCAAACGCGATGGTGGGAAAGAAATCAAGGGATTTGCTGGTTCACCAAGCATATGGGTGGTGGTTCGCTCAGGCCGACACCGGCGACCTGTTTGTGGCCGCGCACTGGATTCAGGAGTCTTAAAAAATGGCAGTCCCCTCAGATTTAACAGCAACCCTGATTGTCACAGAGGCTTACGATAAGTCGGGGATTGGTTCGCCCACTTCCGCTCAGATTACCAGGGGAGAGGCTTACTTTCTTCGGGAAATTATCAATGAAATATGGATGGAGCCGGACAGGTCCGGGGATGCCCGGCTAAAGACGCTTCAGCAGATCAGCGTTCAAATCGGGATATCAGGGCAAAGCAAATACGCCTTTCCATCTGATTTTGACACCGAGATTGGGATTGATATTTTAAGTGGGGGGCATACGGGGACCGCCACAGCCGGGGCCGCTACCACGATCACCTTGGCCGCTGATGAGGACGCGGCGGAATCAGAAGTTGAGGGAAAGTATATCCTTTTGACTTCCGGGACTGGATCAACCGGGTTGCGGCAATGCAAGGACTACAACGCCACTACAAAAGTGGCTACCGTTGATTCAGCGTGGGAAACCAACCCGGACGCCACGACCGGCTACCTGATTGTGTCCCAAAGCGTTGAAATGGAGATGGACAATATTAAAGATACTGGGAATTTGGGCGGAAATGATTTCTCAAAGGGGAAGCCAAATGAGTACGTCAAAGTGAACGAAGGGGGCAGCGAGTATTTTGTTTTTGACCGGCCCCTTGATAGCGCATACGGGATTTTACTCCGGTATTATGTGGACCCAAACCGGGTTGATCTGACCAACGCCTTGATGACCAAGATTTACAATAACTGGCAGAATATTCTTACCATCGGAACCGCCCGAAAGATCGTGGAAGATGAGGACGATGGGAAATATGAGATTTTCGAGCGGCAATTTAGCAAGTCTTTGAAAAATCTAATCGCACGGGAACTCCCCGCCGGCGATGAATTTATGGGATTTGAATAATGGGATATACGGGGTCCACATATGTCTTGCCATGTGACCGGGGAGGCTTTACCGGGCAGAAGAACATTGACACGGCTGATCCTGTATCGATGGTGGGAAACACCGTCAATCTCAATATGCACCAGGGGGCAAGGCAGAAGCGCGGGGGGACAAGCCATGTCAACGCCGCCGCATTCACCAGTACGCCCCAAGTGATGGGCCTATATGATTTCAGGCTCGTAAACGGCAATCAATTTATCATGGCCGGAACAAAAGATGGGAAGGTTTACAAAGACGACACCAATACAATCAAAACAGGAATGTCCACGTCAAACAATTACAATTTTGTAACTTTTGAGAACGAAGCGTTTATATGTGACGGAGCGACAAGGCCGCAGACATGGGACGGCGCGGCGGGAGCGACAAGCGATATCACAAGCATTCCGGGGGACTGGACAGGCTCCAATTTTCCACAATGGATGGTTAAACATGGGTACGGGGTTTCAGAACGACTGTGGGCCTTTGGGTGCCCCACAACGCCACAAACTGTTTATGCCTCACAAGAGGGGGATGGCAAAGACTTTTCAGACGCAAACGTTACAACCCTGAGTATCGAAACCGGGGATGGGTTTGGAATAGTCGGTTCCATTGAATACGGGGACCGTCTTTTCGTTTTCGGGAAAACCAAGGCGTACATTATCGACGATACGGACGCCAGCACCGCCAATTGGGGATATCAGGACGTGCAGTGGAACGGAGGGGTCGCAAATTGGCGACTTTTGGTTAAAACTCCAAATGATCTTGTGGCGATGATGGAAGATGGAGACATTTACTCGGTTTCAGCCGCTGAAACATATGGAGATTACAAGGCGGCGTCCTTGGCAAGACCCGGATTCATTCATGAATGGATTCAAAACAATGTAAACTTGGCGCAGATCGCTAATTTTCACGCGGTATATGATCCGTCATTAAGAGCGATTAAATTTTTTATGGCATCAGCCGGGGCGACCAACAATGATATGGCAATGGTCTATTTCATCGACAGACCCCCGGAAGAGGCTTGGATGGTTCATAAAAACGCCACGTATTCTTCCGGCTATGACGCTTCGTGTAGCGCCTTGGTCCGGGTAGGGGCCGGTGATTGGCAGGTTTACACCGGAGATTATTCTGGCGAAACATGGAAGCTCGAAACGGTCAATATTCATGATGAAAATTCAGCCTATGACGGCCGATTTAAAACCCCTGTCTTGAGTTTTGAAAATGAGCGAGGCGATAAAAACTTTGCGCGGGCCTGGTTGGTTTTACAACCCGAGACTGTGGCCTCAACCCTTACACTTGATTGGTTTGTGGATGGAGTACAGCAGACGCAACGAACTGTCACCGTCCAGAATAGCGGGGGCAAGCTGGGAAGCTTTACCTTGGGAACGTCTCTTTTGGGGGGCGATGAGGTCATAGAAAAACCGGTGGATTTGCGGCAAAACGGGCGGCGCCTTCAACTTGAGATTGGAACCTCGACTGTGAATGAAGACTTCTTCATATCTCAGGTATTGATTGACTACCGGCCCTTGGGGCTTAATGCAGGGGCTTAGGCTGTGGCAAATCAGGCAAGAGGTCAATGGATGGCTGTGGATTGTCGCCCCAACTATGAGCGGGCGGAAAGCGATGCCGCTCAAGGAAACACGGGCATGGTTCAAAGAGTTAAAGCAGATTGAAAAATGTATCAAGGGTCAAGAAAATCTTCGTGGATGGTTGGCGTACACCAGAATAGAAAATACGCATATTGTTCACGCTTTGAGGAAATTGGGCGCAAAGCCCTATGACATTGACGAAGAAAAGATTTGGTTTAAAAAGAAAATATAGGTGGCATTATGTGTGGAGGATCAACAACAGTTGCGGCGCCCCAACCGACCCCAGAAGAAAGGGGGATTCAGTCAGAGCAATTGCGACTTATGCAGGAACAATCGCAAATGCAACAGCGACTCTTGCCGTTTATGCTTGAATCGTCCGGGATCATCGTTGATCCAGAGACAGGCGCATACAGCGCCGCCCCTCAAGACGAATTGTCACAACTCCTTGAAGAAAAAGCGTTGCTTGCGGCAAGGGGGGAGTTACCTCTTTCCCCGATGGTTCAAGAACAATTTGCAGCCCAGGAGCAACAGCTTGAAGAAACCTTATCCAGGCGCTTAGGCCCGAATTGGAGGGAGACAACCCCCGGCATTCAAGCGTTAGAGGCATTTAGGCAACGGCGCGATATTGTCACCGATGAAATGCGGCGGGGGGAGACAACGGCGTCCACTTCGCTTCTTGGGAGCCGGGAAGGTTTAATGGCGGGGATCGGCGGGCAGAATCTTGCCAATTACCAGGGCGCCATGTCTCCATATGGTTCAATGGCCGGGCAGTATGGGGGGCTCTTGCAGCCCTATCAACAGCAGCGGGGAATGGATTTTCAGGCGTCCATGGCCAACGCCGAGAACAAAGCAAAGCGCGACGCTGGCATGATGAATTTGGCCGGGTCTGTGTTGGGGATCGGGGCCGGGTATGGAATGTCAAAAATGCTTATGCCGAAACCGAAAGGATAGGGGGCGAGCATGACAGATTATGGAAGTTTAAGCCAAGGACTTTTGCAAGGGTTTCAAACGGTCCAGAATTTTCAGGCAATGCAACAACAGACCGCCGACCGTGAAGAACTGCAAAAATATAATCAATGGAAGCGAACCTCGGACAAATTCAACACGTTTTTGGGAGTCGCCAGCAAGCTCCCCCCCATGAAACGGGCCGGATATCTGAAAAATGTTTTTGCCGAGTTTGAGGGCCAGATGCCAGAGCTTAAAGGCATTGGGGAATTGATGGGGAATGCCGCCGGCGATCCGGCTGCAATGAAAACAATGACCGGTATCTTCAAGGGAGTTCAGAAAAAGATTAATAATAATGAATCCCCGATAGAAGAAATGGCGGAGCTTGAGGCCACCTTTGGGGAATACGTGCCAGACCGGATGATGAATCATTTCTATACTCAAATGGGGGCCAAAAGTCCAAGGGACACACAAACCCCTGCATATAAAAATTTTACATTAGGCCAAAAGAATCCCGAATTTGCGGCGTACATGAAAAAGAACGATCCAAAAGTTGGGTTGACAGGTGTCCCCGCTTTGATTGCGACAGGTGAGGGGCTTGATCCGACTAATATTGGGGCGTTTGATCCAGAGCAGGCAAAAAAGATCATATCGGAAGAAACCAGGCTACTTCGTGAAAGACAGACAGGGGCAAAACCCAAGCAAGTGGGACTAAGCGGGCAGGCGGCTTTGGTCGCTGTAAACAAAGGGCTTGATCCAACCGATGTTTCAACTTTTACACCCGAACAAGCAAGAGACGTTAACCTTGAGCTTGAAAAAATGGCGATTGCCAGAAAATCCGGGGAAAGCATTGAAGTCGGGCCAGACGGGACGGTGCGAATAGTAAGGGGAACCGGGGCCGGAAAGGGAAAACTTGGGCGAAGGGCCACGGGAGACCTTGAATCTAAAACAATTGACGCCAGTAGTCTTCTTTTTCGTGCAAAAGAAATAGAGAACTCGTTTAATCCAAAGTTTTTAGAGTATGGAACTCAATTTAAACAAGCCGGTTTGGGATTGGCTGAAAAGGCGGGGATGAAATTGACCCCGGAACAAAAACAACAGAAAGAAGAATTCATTACTTTCAAACAAACAACGTTTGATAATTTAAACAGGTTCTTAAATGAAATATCTGGCGCGGCTGTAAATGAGCATGAAATGAAACGGTTGCGGCATTCAATGCCAATTATGAACGACAGCCCAACAGAATTTAACAAAAAACTTAAAAATACTATGAAAATGGCACGTCATAGTATTGCCAGGTACACCTACATCAAAAAGAATGGATTTAAACTTTCTGATATTTCCCTGGATGAAGTGCCATCCTTAATGAAAGAGCGCGGCTTGGAGATTGCAAACACATTACGTGCAAACAATCCGGGATTTGATAAAGAGAAAATAATGAAGGAAGCGCAAAAACTCTTAGCTGATGAATTTGGGTTACTATAATGCCGGAAACTATGACCTTTGATGATGTGAATTTTTACGATTTGGTTATGAACGGAACTAATTCAAAGCCCACACCGGAGAAACGGGGAGAATTCAGTGACGTGGATTTCTATTCTCTTGTAATGGGAGGCGGCGAAAACTACGAAAAAGCCGGGCAGGATATTAAGGGAAAACCCTTCCAACCCGCGATGGTAGAAACCGGGGAGATCAGCGCGATTACAACAAAGCCCATGAAGGCCCCGGCAGAGGGAGCCCCCGGGAGCGCGGATTTTCAAACAATCGCCCGGACGGCCTTTGTGGATAATCCCGAAACAAAGATCAACATTTTCGCAGAGGCCAGATTTCCCAAATTACCCGCCGAAGAACGCCGGAAAAGATACGGGATTAAAGACGGGCAAGTGGTTTATCTCGCGGACGACGGGAAGGTTTACCGGGAAGTTTCGGATGATCAGTTCGGAAAAATGAAACAATTTTTTGGAGAAATCCCCGCCGCTCTTCCCGCGATTGTGGGGGGGACAGTAGGTAGCCTTGGGGGACCAATAGGGGCCGCTGGTGGGGCTGGCGTCGGTGAAGGCATAAGAAAGGCTGTGGGTGTTGGCTTGGGCGAACCTGTGGACGCTTTGGAGATTGCCAAAGATGTGGGGCTTGAATCTATTCTGGGCCTTGGCGGAGAGGTAGCCGGGCGTATTCCGGGAAAAATCGCTCAAAAGATTATGGCCCGGAAAGGCGCGAGGTTGGCGAAAGCGGCCGGAAAAGGTGTCAATGTCAAAGAAGCGGCGGCGGCCAAGAAAGCGGCCAAGAAATGGGGCATTGATTTATATTCACCGCAAACCACACAAGCTCCTGAGTTGATCGACAAGTTTAAACTCCTTGCGGACATGCCAAAAACGGCCAACTTGATCCGAAATGCCTCAAAAAAACAGCAGGGCCAAATACAAGGAGCCATCGCCCAATTTGTGGATACGGTGGGTAAAGAAACAACTTCCTATGAATCCGGCCAAGCATTGGGGAAGGCGTCACAGGGGGCCATAGACACGCTAAAAAGAGGCCGGGCGCGGATTGCCAAGCCTTACTACGATAAAGCCTATGCCTCCGGTGTTCTGGTTGATACGGCCCCGGTTGCGGGCAAGATTGATGCTCTTTTGAAGAATTACCCGCCCACGAGTAAAAGCGCAACGGCCTTGAAGCGGGTTAAGAAAATGTTGGGGAAAATCGGCCCAAAAGAAACAAATCAAAAATTTGGAAATGTTTTTTTCCATGGGACGGATGCGGATGTTTCTGTGAATGAGCTAACGACATTACAGCCGTCTGTCAATTCTACAACATTTGGCGATGTTGACACTGTGCGACATGGGATTTTTTTATCAGATAATCAAAATTTTGCAAAACAATATGGTAAGAATATTTTAGAGGTGTCGCCGAATGTCAAAAGAACAGCCAAAATAACGCCAGCATTGCGCGATGAGTTTGTGGACTCCCTTGATGCTTTTAAAGAGAGAGATTTGTGGCTATTGGCGTCACACATGACAGATGACTGGGGGATGTTTGAAAATGAAATAGGAGAACGTTTTGTTCGTTTTTTAAAAGGGAAGGGGTACGACAGCGCAGTTTTTGAAGAATTTATAGAAGATGAATTTGAAAAAGAATTTGGTGGGAAAACATTAGTTTTGTTTGATAAGGGGCAAGCACGACAACCCGTCCAAAACGCCGGCAACATCCAATACCTCGACAACACAAAAAAAGAAATAGACGCAATGGTGAAGGGGCTGGCCAGCGAGGGAATACCAGGGGCCACAAAAAGGGAATTGTTGAAAATAAAGAAATCTTTGACCACCCTCACGGACGAAGCAAGCCCGGATTATCGAAAAGCCCGTGGAATATTCGCAAAAATAAGCCCGATTGTCGAAGAGTCACAGGCCCGGATCACGGGGAGACTTGCCAAGCTGGAAGGCGAGGCCGTCTCCACAGCGTCAAGAAGGTTATTTTCCGCGATTGATTCAAGCCCGCAGTCAGTGGCATACGCAAAGAAATTGATCGAGAAGCAAAATCCGGATGTTTGGAAATCAGCAACGCGGACATACCTGCAAGACGTGTTTGAGAAAATCAAAACGTCCGCCGGTGGGGGCGATTTCGCAAATCTTGGAGGGCAGTTTTACAAGAGGACTATCGGGGACGAGCGGCAAAAGAAGATCCTCCGAGCGGCCTTGGGGCCCAAGGGTTTCAAGGGTTTTATGGATTTTGCGGATATTTTACGGCGGACCTCATTGACAGCGGGCAAAGAATCGGCCACAGCGACACGACAGATCGCTTTGAAAGACTTGGAGGGGCAGGGCAAATCCAAGCTTGTCGCAATGGGTGATTTTAACGTGACACAACCGTTTGCTCAGATTTCGCGGAAAATGAATGACCTTCTTTTCGGTAAATACCAGAAACAATTGGCGACCGCCATGCTCAACCCGAATGCGTTGAAACAACTTGGAAGAGCCCGCGCAATCAAGGATAGCACAAAACGGGTTAAAGCGTTTAGTACGTTTTTAAGTTTGGCAATAGGCGGCGAGTTTGCCAAGGCCGATTTGCCAGATATGGAGATTTCACCTAATGCTTTTTGGGAAAAAAGAGCGGGGATTAAATAAATGAGCTTAGTCGCAAGAGTAAAAACATGGAGCGCGTCTGAAACATTAACAGCATCAGACTTAAACGCCGAGTTCAATAATATCTTGAACAACCTGGACCCGGATGGTATAGAAGACGCAAGTGCTAACGCGGCGGCCATGCAAGCTACAGCCGATCCCTACCCCGCCTCCAGTGAATCCCTTGCAACGGATTTGCGCGGAGAGATTCAGCGGCTTAGGTATCAGGTTGCCGCTATTGTAGGCGAAACCTATTGGTACGAAGACGTTACGGGGAGTTTAAACAGAACCAGTAATTATGCGGCAGACGCGGAAGCATCGGACACTTACGTAATAACACTTTCCCCGGCTCCATCTGCCTGGGCGGCTGGCCTCGCATTCTTTTTTAAACCAAATACGGTAAATACCGGAGCCTGTACGATTAACCCAAACTCACTTGGGGCAAAAGCAATTAAAACACAGGCGGGAGCCGATCCCGTGAATGGCGAGCTTGCGGCAGGCGGAATTTATGGGCTTGTTTACGACGGGACAAACTGCATTTTGCAGGGAGGGACAACCCCAGCGGGGGTAAAAGAAACGTCATTCAATGCTACTGGGTCGGCCCCCATGTTTGCTTGCCGGGCGTGGGTGAATTTTAACGGTACGGGAACCGTTGCGATTCGGGATAGTGGGAATGTCGCAAGTATTACAGACAATGGCACGGGCGATTATACAATAAACTTCACGACAAATATGGAAGATATAAATTATGCTGTCGTGGGTTCATGTTCCGGGGACTATGCTGTGTCACAGGCGGCGTTCGTTTCGGTAAATCGAATAGCCTCGAGTGGGGCAGAAGCCGCGCCTACAGTTTCCGCAGTTCGCATTACTACCGTACAATGGGATGGCGTCCCGGACGACATGAAATATATTAATGTGGCAATATTTCGGTAATCTTAGGGGAGAAACGGTTATGAAAAAGATATGCTTGATCTTTTTGTTGCTATTATTGCCTGCTTTATGTTTTAGCCAGGAGCCTCCCCCTGACCCTCTCCCGGACGTACCATTGGGAGATTGGGATAAGTATAGGGTAGTTTTCCGAGACGGGGATAATAATATTATCGGGTACCGCGAGTATAGTCGGCCTTTTTACATTGGGCGCATAGGCGGGCAAGGTTATTTCATTTCTGAACGCGGGAGGGTTAACATTAATTGGGGGGCTGAAACCGCAGAAGTTGCACTTGTCCATATATACGGGTCCGTTAGTTATGAAGCTATGTATGGGGCGCCTCTCGTTTTTCCAATTTCGGTGTCTGGTGAAAAAAATTACCCGAATGTGAGTGAGGCTGAAACCCTCAAACAACGGCTTGATTCACTCGAAGAACGAAAAGTCGAAATGTATCGGTGGATTGATTATTATGACGGCGAAGAAATGAGATGGAAAGACATGTATTTGGGATATCCTTATTAACCAAAAGAAAGGAGAAGTATGAAAAAACTCATGACAGTATGCGCCCTATGCCTGATGATGGCATTTGGCACAGTGGTAATGGCTGGCCCCCTTGATGGGGTTGATATTGACAAAAAAAAGGTGAAAATTGTGACCCCGGTTGAAGATGATCCGTTTGATCTGATTGCTTAGATTTTGGGGGGAGGAGGGAACAGATAATGACGAAAACGTTAATCAACTCAGATTTTAATAGTGCAAAAAAGAACGTTCCTGATATAAAGACATTTGGAAATGCGAATTTGTTTCGGCTTTTGGCAAAGGCATCCAGTGAAAACGAAGGATGGATGAAAAGCACAAAAGCTATGCAAACGCCCCGTGGCTGTTTAGTCCAAGTGACGACACAACAAGGAGAGATGGTTTCGGAAGCGTTAACATTTGTTAAAAACGTTCGTATTGTTGAAGACAAACAATACGGTGGTCGAAAGCTGGTAAACTTTAGTATCTTCCATAAAATTAAGGCCATTATTGGACTCAAGGGCGGTGGAGGGAATCGTTAAATGAGCCGTGGCCAGATCCACATATTGATCGTTTTTATTTCGTTTCATATGTTCGGGTTCCTCCCGGATTTATATTTTTTAATCCTGGGGGCGAATGGATTTGTGGCCACGCATGAATCGGGGAGTGTCGCAAAATTCACATATACTCTTCTTTTCGATATCGGATATAACATGAGCGGGCTGGTATTGCTCCTGAGCTATAAAAAAATGGTTCGGCATATTGATATAATTGTGCCGGCGTTTGTGTGCCAGCTCGCTCTACAGGTCTGGGTTTTAAATGCCACGAACCACTGGCTTGTTTTTCGGTCAATTGAGTTATCCCGGGAATTCTTTTTTATTTTTATTTTGTATAAAATTCTCAGAAGTGTTTCTCAGATTTATCAACGTGAAAGATTTCTATGGATATGTTTTTTTGCTTCAAATTTAATTAACTTCCTGATAGTTTTTTTAAAAAAAGTATTCCCCGTTTTATATCACATGTCCTTTGCGGCAAATAGCACAAGCCCGGTTACCGTTTGGATTTGGTTATCGGCTGTATTCGTTGTTTTTTTTGGATTGTGGGTATGGATATTGCCGATTATTGGATTATCAAATATCAGTGGGGAAAAGTTTGATTATACAAAAAGCGGTTTGCTAATAAAGCCTGCTCGTAATTCATTGAAATTTACAATTCTTGACTTTATCCTTCGGAAAGAAGGAACCTGCGTAATGTATTTTGCCAATAACAGAAACTTTTACGGAATAGACAAACTGATAAGTCGATTCAGACAACGGGAAATTGATCCGACAAAGTATATTTTTCTTCCCATCAACGATCTGACAGAAGGTCAATTCAAGAGCCTCCTTCGGGATGTTATATTAAAGTTGATTGACAAAAAATTTAAAAAATTTTCTTTCACGTGCTGGGATGCGGCAAGGGCTCAATTAATTTCGGCCACTGGACAAGATGAAAACCATCTCTTGGGGAGATACAAAAGATGATTGAGTTGAAAGATTTGATTGCCCTTATTACAGTATGTGCCACGATGATAGCCGGACTTTGTTTGCTGTTATTCAAAAACCTAAAAGTGAGGGTAGATGTTTTGGAAAGAGACTGCGTTAACGTCCAAAAGGAGTGTGCGGGGAAGCCTCATATTAGCCTTGAAAGACTGGAAAGGAAAATCGAAGAATCCGAGGCTAAACAAATGAAATTGATATGTGGAGAGCTATCCCATATAAAAGCATCAATAGTAGATATCCAAAATCAACGGACAAAATCCCGGGAATATGGAGAATATTATTTTGCCCTTATGAACCGGATGGCAATGAAGATGGATGTCTCACTTCCACCACCACCGGGTTAACCATTTAAATCAAGAAGAGGAAGCCATGAAAGAATATTTCACAGACGAAGAGCTTGCATGTCCTTGTTGCAAAAAGATTAATATTAATGCGGATTTCCGGAACAGGCTGAACCTTGCCAGGGAGTATGCGGGCGTTCCGTTCATTGTCAACTCTTGTTGCCGATGTGTGGAGCACAATAAAGATGTGGGCGGAAAGCCATGGTCCAGCCATCTCATTAAAGACCATCCCGAGGATCGGAAATGCAACGCCATCGATCTCCACGTTAAAGATAAATATGCCCGATACAAAATAATGGAAAGTCTGATGAAGGTCGGATTCACGAGATTTGGGGATTACCCAACGTTCATTCACGCCGATTTGGACGAGACGAAACCCCAAGAGTGCATTTGGTAACGATACCAGCGCGTTACATTTTTGGCACACACAAAGGCCCGTGACGGGTCTTAGATTAAAAAAGGATGGTAGGGCATGGCAGAATCAAAGATCGCGAAATATCAATGTTTGCTATGCCGCTATTCATGGAAAGCAGCTTTAAAGGGGGCGACGGAATGTCCCAAATGTAATCATTTATATGTGAGGTGGTTAAACTACGAACAAATGTTTCCGAATGGATGCGGAGGAATTTAAATATGAACATATTCGACATCGCAAAGAAAGTAGGGTCCAGCATCGTGAAGGCAGTAGTCCCAGGTGGCGGAATGATTATTGATTTGGTGAATGAATTTTTGCCGTCCGGGGAAAAACTACCAGCCACCGCGACCGGAGATGATATCAAGTCAGCCGCTGAAACTTTACCGCCGGATCAACGGGCTAAGCTGTTCGCAAAGGAGCTTGACGTTGAGATAACGGAAAGCAACAATTGGAGAGAAATCCAGAGGTCTTTTGCGGATGCTGATTCGAGTGGGAGCAGTAACCGACCAAAGATATCGAACAAGATGGCAAACTTGATTATCTTCGCGGACGCCGGTCTGATATTATGCCTATTCCGTGGGGTCTGGATGGATACAATTAAGTTGGAAGACTGTACCATGTTGGTTGCCTCAATATTGTCCGTTCCGGCCACAATAGTTCTATCGTATTTCGGGAAGCGATTCAGGGAAAAGAAAGCCCGGTATGCGGGAATTACGGGCCAGCCAACAAATTCCGGTGGACTCGCGGGTTTGGTCAAAATGTTCCGTGGATAAAAGAAGGTTGACAATCAGCTCGATTTAGTATAGGTTATTCTTTCTGCCAGACCACCGCCCGGCATGGGTTCTCACTCTCTCCCATGCCGGGTTTCCTTTATTGTGCGTGTATCAAAAATTCCCATCCGCAACCTGTAGGCAAGTATAGCCCAATTCCCGCCATTTTTTAACCATGCTACTTCGATCTTCAAAAAAAAGAGTTGGGGCATACACTTGATGTTTATGTTTTTTTAGGCACTCCTTTAAAAGCTCCGGTTTTATAATTGTGTCGTGGCGATGGTCTCCACTCGGGCGCATTAATAGAAAATTTGGAGTATCAAATCCATGAACCTCCAACCATTCCCAGGTTTCTTCCCTGCAAGATTCACGACGGCCCGTTAAAATCATTATTCTATAATGATCCGCAAGGGCGTTGTACAAATCTCGAATGTGTATGTTCGGCAAGTCCTCACCAACAGCCGAATAAAAAGCGTCCCAATTTTTCGGAGTCTGCCGTAGATATTTGAGGCGGTCCCCCAGTATTGACAGCGTTCCGTCCATATCAAAGATGATTATTTCAACTTCCCTCCTTTCCATGCCGGGTTTCCTTTATTTAAAGAATCAGTTAATCCATGACTAATTCATGCTCAGTGCCTACTGTCGCTTCGACTCCACGACAGGCTTCAAGAAAAGTTGTGTCTATGTCGCATTTTTTATTATCTACATACACGACAAGATGCCCATTCCAATAAAATTCTGCGACGATATGATCTCCTATAATTCTCGTTCTTCGCGCGTCCATATTCTATCATCTCCTTTTTAACCTGTCTCGTTTTTTTGCCGTAATGGCTACGCATCCTTCCTTCCCCGGCCGGCCGTCCTCCAATTCTTTTGCCATCGAGCGATATTGGGCCAAAAGCTCTTCTCTTCTCTCTTTCGTCTGTATAATCAACTCGGTTTCATGTTGGGATTTTCTCAGGTCTTCGATCCCCTCCCCACCCGGCAGTCTCCACCGACAAATTCTTTTTACAACATTTCCCTCAAAGAGGGTGAGCCGGTTGAGTTCGCAGAAAATCCCCGGCTGTATTGCCAACCCCTTGTAATGGCTCCCACCTACTTGCGTGTCCAGCGGGTCCACCTTCTGCCCGGCCCCATTTTCAGCGTAGTGGATGGCGCGTTCTTCCGTCACGAATGGGTAGATAACCTTCCCCTTTGGTGTGATTGCTATCCATAACCCTGGCCCGCGATCTTGAGTAAATGCCTGCTTTACATCCCAACCATTCTTTAACATTAGTACCTCTTTCCGCCGTGCATATGTGAGCGCGTCACGTTTATTTTATGCTTCTTGACCATTTCGGCCCCAATATCAAAACCAAGACCTTCCGCAATATCGAATACCATAGTGGCAATGTCCCCAAGTTCTTCTTTGAGGTTTTCGTTGTCTCCGCGCTGATACGCCGAAAACGCCTCGGATACTTCGCTGTGGGTCCAAGCCAACATATAGGGAATATTGGCTCCGTTATCCCAAAACCCCTTTTTGACAGCGTTTCGGTGAATCATCTTCGCCAACTCTTTGGTCGATGGCGTCTCAGCTTCGGCCACCGGACCCTCATCAGGGGTTACGCAATTATGTGCCCCTAACCCCTTCGGCGTTTCAAAGACCCTGCGACATGTCGCGCAGAGCCATCCATCTTGCGTTTGTCTGTCCATTACTTCCCTTTCATCTCCATTGGGTTGACATTGCGGCGGCTATACCAGGGAAGGTCTTTGATCGAGCTTTAGCCCGTCCCTTTTGTCCTCCGGTAGTATTTCGTATTCCCTCGCACCATCCAATTTTCTTGCCTTTAGTAAGCGGCCCTTGGGAAATAAACTCCGGCTCAGGTTCAGGGAGAACATCGGTATGTTTTAATTTCGGCAATCCCTTAAGCCATAGGCACGTTCTTTTTTTAACTGGATCGCCAAAATAATAGGGATGGAGGATCTGATCCGGTTTTCGATAGTGGGAATTTACATATCCTACCGGGTTTTCAATAGCAATCCGGGCGCAAGGAGCCCTCACGAATTGCATAAAAAAATAAAAAGCCTCCCGCCTTAAAGCTTCCCTTTTGGCCACTTTCCATTCGGGGTTTACCCGACGTGAAAAGTGCCTTGTTCCAGCATTCGTTAAGTAAGTGCGGGGCGGAAAAGCAAGAATCATGTCCCACTTTTTCTCTAAAAGCGGGGTCACGTCCCCTTGAATATGCCACTCGGGATGCCCCCCGGAACAAGGCTCGATATCACAAGAAAAAGCCTTATGCCCTTGTTCCCTGAAAGCCTTTGTAACCGCCTGGCTTTCTTCACATGCCACTAAGATTTTCACTTTTCGCCCCGGTGCTCAGATTTAAGAAATGATTCAAACGTCCATTTTGTTAAATGTTTCCAAAGCATTTCATCATAGCTTGGGTAACTCTTAAAGTTTTGGGGATAATTCCCTGCGAAATTGTCGAATAGATGATTAATCAATTGGATCCTTATTTTGCAAATCATTTCATTCCGAACCAGGGCGATTACTCCAATAGCGAAAAAAACCAACATCGCAATTATCCACATAATTATCCACATAATTTTCCTCGTCATAAATTAAGGTTAATGCCGCCGTTCAGCAAAATTCCCCCACCGGACACTCAATGCTCGCGTCCCCATGCCCGGCTTACCGATTAAGCCTAACGAGGTGGCGGCCAGCCCCGCAACAGGAGGTGGGGACTATGATTGTTTAGCCATAGCCATCGCCATAGCCATCGCCAGAGCCATAGCCATAGCCATAGCCATCGCCATAGCCATCGCCATAGCCATAGCCATCGCCAGAGCCAGAGCCATAGCCATAGCCATAGCCA